TCGACTGATCGCCCACACCCAAAGACTGCAAGGTGGTAATAGGCGCTGCGTCTGGGTACTGACGCTCGTACTCTGCGCGGGTCAGGTCTTCGGTGATGAAGCAATACTTGGCGTCCGCGCCAGTCGGGTCTTGGATCATCGGATCCATGTAGACCGAAAACGAGTTGCGGATGCGGCCAATCTTGATGTCTTGGTCAAACGTGTTGTCGTCGCAGTACTCTGTGAGCAGGCGCAAGTAGCCTTCGCCGTAGGACACTTGGTTTTCGCAGGCCGTGTCGTAGGCCACATCAGCGTCCGACAGATACTCAATGTGCCGGATCATGCCGTTGAAGATTTCAGCGACTTGCACGTCAGCCTTGTCGTCCACGGGAATGACTTTAGCGCCAGGGCGGTTTTGCCGCTGGTCATTTGTCACTTGGCGCACGTGTTGCGGCAACTTGTTAATTGTCAGGCACGGGCGTGCATTGATTGTCTGGCCCTGCACCGCGCCGCGAGTCGCCAGCACATCAGCAGGCCACTGCCAATGGTTATCAGGCGAACCGGCATAAAACTTCAGGTCATCGACCTCATCCTCACGCGACTCAGACAGCGCCGACACGGCCATGTCCAGACGGGCGCGGGCGGTAGCCAGAACGCTAGCGTCGGTTTTGTCTTTGGCCGAACCACCAACAGCCACTGCTGCGGCGGCGACAATGCCTGTTGGGTCTGCCATTATTTTTTCTTTGCAGTTTTAGCCGACTCTTTGAAGTCTTTGGCCGTTGGCGCGTTTTTACTGCCAGGCTTGTTCATCTTCTCTTTGGAGCCAGCGGCAATACGAGCTTGTTTAGCGTGAATATTGGCATAAAGGCCAGGTTTTGTTGCCATGATTAGCACTTCCATCGTTTAAGGGCTGCTTTAGCGCGTTCGCCGTCTTTGGCGTTGGCCGCTACGGCGCCCATTCTTGCACAAAATGAATCCTTGCGGCCTTGGTCTGCTTTGGTCTTGGGGTTCGGGGCTGGCGCTTTGAGGTTTGAGCCAGTCGCAGCGTTGTACTTGGCTCTACCCTTCTCGGTCAGGCCAGCGCCCTTGGATACAGGCAACTTTTCGCCTCGGCCTACGCTCAGAGAAACAGTTTTTTTCGTTGCCATGTCAGCTTCCCATCCAAGATGTGTTGGCCGAAGTGTCTGAATACGTCCGGCGGGTGGTTGTGCGCGCATTGTACTCGCCCCGATGGGCCACGGGAAACGCAAACGTCACTGCAATAGCGTCCGCAGCGTCTGGCGAGGCTAAACCACGCGCCTTCATGTCCTTTTTTGACTCCAAAAAGATTGTTCCACGTGAATCAGGCTTCATCATAGGCGAAATCAAGTCCGTCTTCAAGAACCTGTCGTTTGGAATACTGGCCGTTTTCAGCCACTCCCGCATGTCGCCCCACATTTGCGCCCTCATGTTGCCGTACATTATCGGGTTTTTGGACTTGTTGCCAAAGTTTACGCCCTTGATCTTGTAGCGCTGTTCTTTGAGCCTGTCCACAATACCCGCCCCCAGCCCGCCCTCGTCGATGACCACCAGCGTGGGCTTGTATTCCTCAATGGCGTCAATCACATACCCCACCACGGTCATAGTGTCGTCGCCTCGGTGCCTGATGATCTTCACGATGTCGCGCCCCTGCCGCACGGCGATAACTGTCGCGTCTGCGCCAAACCGCGCCGGGTCGACCCCGATCACAATCGGCGCGCTCAAGTCCTGGTACTTGACCCGCTTCATGGCCTCGTCCACCGTATTGGCGCCGATGAACTGATCGTCGCCCGCGCTTGGGAATTGGCCGTACACCTCGACGTGCGCCTGACTTGAGTCCGGCCCGTACTCGTCAATGATCTGCTGATAGACCGCCTTGTCCGTCCCCTCGACCGTGCGGGCGTCCACCACCTTGGTATCCCAAAAGTCGCGCTTGGAGTGGAACGTCTCGTAGAAGTACCCCGTGTTGCGGCGCGGGTTGGAGAACGCAAACCAGAACCTGTTGGGCGTGTTCTCCGTAAAGAAACCCGCCGTCACCGCCCAGATGGCGTCATCAATACCGCTGGCCTCGTCGAAGATAACCAACACGCCGTCCATGTTGTGTACGCCGGCAAACGCATCTGGATTCTCAGCCGACCAAAGCCGGCCCTCAACGCCCCAGTACCTGGTGCCCTTACGCAGATCGCGCTCGACCAACTCGGTCAACCACTTGGCCGGTTGCAGGCTGGTGGCTGACACCTCGAACCAGTGGCTGTTCAGCCCCATCGCCAGCCACTTGGTGATCTCGGCCCAGGTCACCTTACGCAACTGCGACTCGCTGTTGGCCGACACGATGGTTGTCGAACCGATCCGCGTGGACAGCATCCAGATTACCAGCCATGAGACGAGGGCCGACTTGCCAATACCACGGCCTGACGCGACCGCTTCTCGCAGGGTATCAAAGTCAACCTTACCGTTGTTCTGCTTGATGTGGTTTGCGATGTCCGTTAAGACCTCGCGCTGCCACTTGCGCGGGCCAGTGAAATGCTCCAGCGGCGTGCCCTTGACGCCCCACGGGAATGTCAACATTACAAACGCAAACGGGTTGTCCTTGATCGCTGGCGACCAAAGCCGCGCCATCAACTCTTGTTCGTCTTCAGCGCTGTACTTGGTGGACTGCATCTAGTTTTGGCGTGAGGTATTCACTTGGGTTGTTCTCGATAACGTCCATGACGCGCCGCTCGGCTTCGGCCAAGGCGGCGGTGATCGAGATGCGCTGATCTACGTCGATGGTGATGGCCTGCTTGGCGACCCAGCCGTGAACATGCTGCAGTATCGCCAGGCTGGCTTTGGCGTCTCCCTCGGCGGCGGCTTTGTGCAGTTGGCGTGAGGCTTCTATCTCGCCATCGGCCTTGCCCTTTAACGCGGCGACCTCGGCAATCGGGTCAAGCTGGCACAGTTGGCGGTACTCGGTGGGCAACATGCCTGCAGCCATAGCCAAGCTGTCGCCCTTGAGGCCCAACTTGGCAGCATCGTAGATTCGGTTTAAGCGCGCCTCTGTCGCTTCGACTTTGCGCGCCTCAAATGGAAGCGAGTAAAACATGGATTCTCCAGCCACTGGTACGTGTGCTTGGATTCTATATTAAAAAAAATTTTGTTTGCAGCCCCTACGCTACCGTGGCCCACTGGCGCTCGGCCCTACCCCCACCCCCTAAGTTAGTGAGCACTTACTTACAGCTAGGGTATGTAAGCACTTACTAACATGTATGTCGGGCAGGCAGGCAGGCAGGCAGGCAGGCAGGCAGGCAGGCAGGCAGGCAGGCAGGCAGGCAGGCAGGCAGGCGGTCCGGCATGTGTGGACAATGTGGACTTGTCCACACATGTCGGCCGGCCACATGGCCATACGGCCGGCATGCGTGGCCACATGGCCGGGCATGCGTGGACAATGTGGACCAAGCAAAAGCAAATTGTCCACATGGTCCACATGCATGCGCCGGGGCTTTTTGGCGTGGGCGAAGTGTGGACAATGTGGGCACTTTGGACCATGGTTTTAAATCCGTCGGCTATAACATTGTATACACGTATTGTATACAATATCTGACTTAAATACTTTTCTTCTTTTCATTGTCCACATGGTCCACAAACCCCTTTTTCAGTGGCGCGCCACGTGGACAAATTGTGGCGCGCGCGTAGTCCGCAAATTTGCCCACATGGTCCACATTTTTGTAAGCTAATCGTTTACATAGGGTTTTGGAGCCCCTATGTAAATCAATCACTTACGAGCGTTGGCACGTTTCTTTCATGCTATATATGTGAAGGGGTAGTAAAAATAAACCCGTTCAAGTGCAACAAAATCGTTTACACTACAGTTTTCAACAAAGGGCAAACCATGATCAAACGCAACATTTTCACCAAGTGCGACATTCGCGATAACGGCGTTTTGGATTTAATCTTAGCGCTAGCAATTGCCGGGGCCGGCCTTGTTTTAGCACTCGCATATTTTGACGTTTTAACCAAATAAGGGGCCTGGCATGCTAATTTTGTCCACCAAGCTAAAAAACCAATTTTCCCCGGCGCATGCCGTAGCACTTAAAAATATCCGCGTGAATGACGACAAAAGGGGCTGTAGCGGGTTTATATCACTGAACGGCGCCATTGTTTACGTCAACACTGAACGATGCGGCTCGCTTGGTTATTTGTACCGTACGGCCGAACACTTGAAAGACTACACGGGCGGACCGAACCGGTTCGCGCGCGATATGGAATCACTTGTGGCCGGGGTCAATCAATTATTGAAAGGGGCATAGCATGCCAAAAATTAGCGTAACGTCAAAATTGGACGGGATCCGCTCTTGGTCCCTGCAGGCCTTGGACACGTGCCCGGGATCGATCGAAAGTCCGGGCGTATTGGTTGACGCATGCAAAGGTTGCTACGCCACGACGGGAAATTATCGGTTTGCCAATGTTAAGGCGCCCCGGGAATTTAACCGGACGGACTGGCAACGATTCGAATGGGTTGACGACATGGTCCAAGAATTAGAACGGGACCGGTATTTCCGGTGGTTTGATTCTGGTGACATGTACAGCTTAGCATTAGCGGAAAAAATGCTGGACGTTATGATCCGCACGCCATGGGTAAAGCATTGGTTACCCACACGCATGCACAAGTTTCCAAAATTTGCCATGGTCCTGCAGGCCATGCAGGCCCTGCCTAACGTCGTGGTCCGGCCGTCGTCCGATTCTATTGTCGGGGTTTTTACCCCGGGCCTGCACGGATCCGTCATCGTGCCCGATTCGCGCGTCGATCCGGCCATGGTCACACTATGCCGGGCCTATGAAAACGACGGTA